CTCCCGTGGTTAGTCCCATTAGCTCCCTTTCCAAATCCCGTTGGTAATCCGGCATAATTCCCCAAGCAAGTGCGAAGGAGATGCGTGCATCAGTATCAATGGGAGCTGGTCCGGACATTTTCTCTCCGGGCCTCCTCATCATAACCTCGCTCACGAAGTGCTTACGCATAGCTCCATGGGCTTTGAGGTATATGGACCATTGTTGAAGTACTGGTACCCCATCATTACATGCGAGTTCCCCCGTTCCCACAGAGGACAGCCAATCAGCATAAGGTGACACCCCCGTGAAATTCTTCAGGGTATGGGTGGAACGTGACAACACACGTTCAGGATTTCTTACCATCCTCCATCTTTGCTGTATCTTGACCGGTCTACATTGACAAAACTCAACATGTTCCTTCATATACGCCTGCTCGTGTTTTATGGGCAGTCCACATTCTCCGAATGCGGCCACATCTGGTTTGGCATCTTGGTCGCAGATGACGACTGAATCATCACCGTTGACCAATATCCTGGCGTTGCAATTGCGGTAGACATACTTTAAAACAGCAGCCATAACAATACTATCACCAAGAGAGGTACAAGCTTCCCCTGAACACATGGTGTACGAAGTGCGATAATGAATACCACTTTTAGTGTAGCAATCATTTCGTTTCATACTTTCCAGTAATTCAGAGATCGCAGGATTCATCTTACGATAAACTGCGAATTCCAAGCCTTCCCTCACGGCCTTCCCCATATGCGCATCAAATCTTGACACGTCCCATAAATCCGCCCTTGGATACTTGTAGCTATCCCAGTTCTCACTGATCCAGCTTCCAATCTGCCAGCTATTCATCCCTTTACTGAATAACCGGTCCTTAATTTGAGTCGCTCTCTCAAGAGATTGACCCCACTTAAAGATCCGGTGCTCCATGGGCATGAGGAATTGCTGCAGTCTTGCCGTGAATTTGAAACTCCTATACTGAATAAGACGTGGGTCCTTTCCAGCTAGTGAGTCACTAGCAATATCTGCACCTTTCTCATGTTTTATGAACGCGCGCACCTTGGTGTCCTTCTTACGAAGTCCATACAAGTCCAAGTCGGAAAATGCC